AAATCTTTTAACTCTGATTCTATTTTATTTAATTCACTTGTCATTCTCTTTTGACTAGGCATTCTATATATTAAGGTTCTATAATATTCTCCTCATCTTTTTTTTTGGGGATTATATTCTCATCATCATCTTCATCTATTACATCTAATTTTTTATTATCTTGATTTAAATTATTTTCTTCATCTGATTGATAAACTGTAATTTCTTTTAATCCATTACATATAAGGGGTTTTCTTACATTAGGATAATCAGTATTAAATTTTTTATTAAATGTTCCTATTATATCTCTATCAATATTAGGAGAACTTTCAAGTAATCGATCATATTCCGCTCTTGAGACTTTCAGGAAGTCACGACAATTTTTTCTCTTAGAATCTTTCAATGCTAATTCGATTTGAATATTACGAGAAAATTTAGACCACGCTAAACCACTAATACGATGAGCTTCATATATTTCAGCATATTTTAAGAAACTCATTAATGTTCCTAATATCCCGCAAAATATATTAAGTCCTCCAACGCATGCACTGAACCCGTGTTTGAATCCTTCCGGAACATATGAGTCCGCGAAATTGGCAGTCCCTGTTAAGGTTGATAATACAATTACTGGAATAGAAAAAGAATGATATTTCTTTTTATATTTTCTTTCTGAATAATTATGTAACCAAGAAAAGCATTGACCGATTTCTCCCCATTCACTAAGTAAAGATTCAATTTCCTTAGACCATCTTTCAATATTTTCCTCTTCAATATCTCTAGGAGTTTTTAAATCCGCTATATCCATTTATATTAATAATTATTATTTATTATACTAATATTTTTTTAATTAAAAGTAATTATAAAAGAATCTTTTTTAATTTTATAAATTAATTGGTCTTTAGGAATTCTTTTTTTTCTATGAGTATTATTTTCATCATAATATTCTTTTTGATATTTTAAAATCTTTTCTTTATTATTTAAATAATATTGTTTAGCATATTTAACATCATAATTTTTTTTAGTTTTTTTTTCGTCATCTTCCATTTATATATTAACTAATTATTTTTTTTTAGAATTCTTTTTTAATAATTGTTGTTCTTCTGCTTCTTGAAGTTCAATGCTTGTTGAGAAGGGAGTTATTTGAGGTGGTCTATATGGAACTTCAAATTTATATATTACGGAACTATGGGGGTCTAAAATCGCCGGTCTACCATTATTATCAAAAATTTCAGTAACTACACTATTAATTGTTATTCTTCTTTTTATTATAAATTCCATTGAGTTGTCGCCTTGATTAACAAAATAATCAGTTCCACTAAATGATTTATTAACCAAACTTAAAACGGGAAGGCGTCCGTTTGATTGTTCATTCCCTCCATAATATTTAACCATTGGAAGAATATCACTCCTCACTTGAAAAAATGGAATATTTGTTTTTCTTGGTAATTTCTCGGCGAACATTGTTGTTGATATTTGATTCTGAACAACTCGATAAGGTGAGACATTATCATCAAAAGTAAAATTTCCCGACGCCGTGTCACCTTGAATTACTCGAAAATTATTAGGAATATTTAATGTGTTAAAATATGATATATTAAAAGGGTTAGCTCTCCATGATATAATTTCATTACTGTTTATTTCTGCGTTAGTTGTAAAAGGATATTTCTCAACTTCTTTCAGATTAACGCCATTATTTAAAAATCTATTACTTCGATATAATATTTCTTGTAATTGAATTTCATTTGTTAAATATGTATGTGTTTGAGCCTTACTAAATCCTAAAATATCCCATAAACTATTTTCATAAGTTTTATCATCTATTCCGAAAAAACTGAAAAAAACTCCGCAATTAGAATCAAAAATTGTATTTGTTTTTAAAGCATTGTAATTTTCGGCGACTTCTTGCGTTGAAGTGCTTAAAAGTGTCGGTGATATTTCATAAATTCCAGTATTTCCATTCGGATTAATTCCAAGGGGAAACTGAATTTTAGTTGCTGAGCCAACGTCTGCCGGTAAATAATATATTTGAGGTTGTCCTGTTTTATCATCTACCGCAACATTTCTTAATATAGAAGCATCAAAACCCGATAAAGCATTATTAAATTGTTTTCTCGATGTGTGTAATTGTGACATTGTAAATCTTGAATCTTGAAAATTAAATATAAATGAATCTGCTCCTAAATATATTTGATCGTTTCCTGTATCATAAAAATATTCTTTCGAATTATCATTATTTAATAAAAAACTATTTTGGAAAATATTTGTTGTTTTTTCTACAGTAGGTTTCGCAACTGCGCTAACGCTTAGTTCAGAAGTATCTTTTAAACCATTCCATAACATTATACATTGATTACCCTGTGCCGAAAAATGTCTATCCCATCCTATCCGAGAATAAGTTGTTGGTGCTAATCTTGGGAAAGTCGCAACGGTATAATCTTCTTTCGCGTTGGGATGTTCTCCGCCGAATGTGTTAGCCCCATTTGTATAAAATTCAAAATATGTATTTAAGGGGTCTTCGGCATTTATCCAAAACCGACCCTTTACCATACAATAAAATTTATGGTCGTTAGTTTCCCAAGGATAAAAAACCCCATACGCTGAATCACCTTGAAAAGTGTTGCCTTGTGTTCGATCATAAGCTAAATATAATGGATTTGTAAAATGTTTTCTTTGTTGATTGTCTTCTGCGTAATCTGTTCCGAATCTTTTAACTTTATAATTAGTTAAACTTGTGTATGATTGTTGAAGACAATCAACATGTAAAAATACTGAATTCTCGGGCGTTGAGAATGTAAATTTTGCTACTTTATTTTCATATAGTTCAGAATCTCCTCTTTGATAATCAAATAAATATTTAAATTGTTTTAAAATATTTTCATCATATGGGAGGTTTAAATACATATTAAATTCTTTCATTTCAGACTGTTGCGTCCCTGCTGATGTAATTTTATTTAAAAAAACATTTGTTACCGCTTTTCCGTCATATGATAAATCTTTTTGTATTAGTCGTCCTGATAAAAATACGGATGGATTATAACATCCTATATATTCAAAATTCTTCTGATATTGTTGAACTTCTGGTTTATTATTATGTTCAGTCAAATCATTAAATTCTTCGGAAGCGAATTTATAAAATGTTCTTCTTGTTGCGGTATTAAATAATTTAAAGGTTTCTGTTTCGGTCGTTATTCCTCCTTGAATATCGACATAATCATTCGGCCATGTTACGCTCATATCTGTGTTATTTAACCAACATCTCATTGTTTTTTCTTTTACTTCTGAATGTTTCTCTAATTGTTGAGATATACTTTCAGCGATTGTTGAAGGACTTTGAAAACCTTTATCAATTTCAATCTCTACCTCATTATTATAAACTGAATATTCATAATTTGATTGGTCTCTATAAAAAGCCACTCCTAAATGAACCCGTCCAGATTCTGTATTACTTAGATATTCTGAGTTAGGATTTCTTTTTAATATTGTATATCTTTTATTATCTATTGGAAAAGCATAATTATAAACTGAGTTATAATTTGATGTCTCAATGCCTTTTTGTGGTTCTTCATTTTCTACATTCTTATTATTCCCTAATGCGCAATAATTATCAACATCTCCGATAGGATAATCAAAATAAGGAAACGGTAAAGTATAATTATATAATCCATCTTGATTTTTATAAAATTCTAAAAATAATGTTACTTTATTATCAAAAACATCGTATTTAGTTTTATCATATAATTCAGTTGTTTCATTATATTTATATATTTCAGATTGTCCGATTTTTTCATTTTTAAATTCTATGACATCAGAACCTGAGCCTAGGATATTTATTCCCGCATATTGAACCGATAGCTTACTATTTTCAGGGATAGTAATCCCTCCGTCTATTCTATTAATCCACCTATCATTATTATCTGTTTTTTCGAATGCGTGATCGCAATTACATTCAATAAATATATAGTCAGGTTGTTCATTATCTGCCATTTAATATATATAAATATATTAAATATAATAATAAACTTTTTTATTAAATTAAAAAAAGAATGTTTTAATTATAAATTTCAGAAAAACGACCGTCTTTAAGAACAAGAGTTTTCGACATCTGAAGCCATACTAACTGATTAAGTTTCTTGTCTGTTCCACTCGTTACATCAATATGAAGTTCTACACCACGATTATTGATTCTTTCACCGCCAATGTTAAATATAGACATCCATCTCTTTTTACCTTCGAGTTCAGCATCCTGAGAATGTAATTCAATTAATTCTCTATCTGTATAATCGACCCCTAAATTCTTAACATAATCTCGCCCCGTGATATTAAGAGGCATCCCCTCCGTTGCAACTGTATTTACATACTGTTCCGATGGATTACTTACTTTAACCGGATATAAAAAGCGGTCATTCACTTTAACATTATATGAAACACGGTCTCCTCCTGTTGTTTCCTGAATATCAGATTGGAAGCGATTAACTAATGACTCAGATAAATCAGTATCTAAATCAGTATGACAAATTTTTATATTATTTACTGCTTTACCAGCCCCGCCTAAATTCCTAGTATAATTCGGGTTAGTACTATAATTAATATTAGTTTTAATAAGTTGATTTTCAAAAAAGGGGAGAGTCATCATTGGATTCTGTTCCTGAAACTGATTCATGGTCTCAATTGAATAGTAGATGTAATCCGCAATAAGTTTAGGAGAATCAGGGTCAACGGCGAAAGTTGGAACAGTTCCGCCTTTGGGTACGCATAGACGAGCCGTGTTCTTAGTTTCAAGGAAGAGTTCAATAATAACTGGTTGTTCGATCATAAATAAAGCGAGTTGTGAAAATCTAAGACTTGGGAAAAGGTCAGATAAATCAATAAGGAATTCAGAGCCATCTTGTAAATTCTGATTCGCATGAACTGTTACGGGGCATTTATCATCGGCACGAGTAGACGTTCCAGTCCCAGCAGTGAATGAAAGTAAAAAGTCTTTCCCAACATCAAGAGACATTTCAGATTGTTCTTCTACTCCATCGGCTACACCTGCATTCGTCATTCTAGGAACTCTTACTGATTTATAAGCACTAACCATTCCGGATTTAATTCTTTCCTTACGTCTTGCGGTGTCATTAGATACCATCAAATTGTCATAACTTGCTAGGACATTGTAATCTTCGGTAGAGTCTAAAATGGTTGTTCCTGCTCTGAGGACGCATTTTTTAATTACCGATTTTATCCCAGTTGGGAACGGAAGGAAGGCTTTATGAGTTGTACCTTCTAATTTCATTTTTAAACTGATCTTGCTGTTTGAATGCAGAATCCCTTTACGATCTAAGACGAATCGAATGTAGTCAGAACGGCTAACAATTGGATTCAACTCCGATGTGTCGACCGATTGTGACTGACCAAAATTCTTACAATTCGGCTTTAATAAATCAGGAACTGCGGGGGCATTACATCTTTTAGGATCAGATACTAAAGGGTTAAGAGCATTAATCTCTTGACCCATATTTTTAATTTGGTTTGACATTATATATTTATATTAAATAATATATTTTTTTTAAAGAATATTATTTTATAAAAACTTTTCTAAAAAGTTTTTAAGAAAGAACTTGAACTCCATCATTATTAAACATTAGAGTATTGCGTGTGTGTACGAACATATAAGCACTGTTCGGAAAGTCTGTGTCTAAATCAGAACTAAACTGAATAGTAAAATTACCGCCAGTCATATTAAGTCCATTATCTGAATAATAATCCATTCTTAAGCCAATACCATAAAGGAAATCTCCTTTTTCTTTATCAGCAGTATCTAGGAAACTCTGACTAAGATTCGTATTAATTGGCGATACATCAGTATTTCCAAGAGAGGCAAAATTTCTAATAGCACTAATAAAATTACGGGTAATCTGAGAATTGAACATTGTCTGTTCTCCTGAATTGTCATCTATAATAGGATATTGGAGAGCAACCTTTACACCATTCTGAAGGAATTGTAAATCTCTAATAGTGCAAGGTTTAGTTGCTTCTTTCATAATTGGTAATAGTCGAGTACCTGATTTCTCATAATTATTAGTATTTTCGGATGGGTTAAACACGACCCACGCTCCAAGAGTCTGAGAAGTTCCAAGATTAAAATTAAGAGTCGCAAAAGCAGAATTTACAATTGAATAATAAGACTGAATAGAATTGTATACTAATTTATCAGGAATATTTTGCATTTCGGTCATCATACGACCGGATAAATGAAGGTCAGAAAGTTCATAAGTTGGAGCGAGTCCGCTATTGGCTCTGAATGCCTGTTGGTCAGGAACTAAATTCAGCGAGATAACTAATCCATGCTGAAGAGGAATACTAGAACGAGAAAGGAAAAGACCGCAAGGAATTTGAACTGAGAAGAAAATCTCGGTTTGACCTTGAGTACCATCTGTTCCACTAACAACAATATCAGAGGCTGAACCTTGACTAATTGCCGATGCACGCTGAACATTGTCAGAAGCAAGAATCTGCTGTTCGGATTGAGTAACTCCTAAATAACTTGATAAGAACAAATTATAGAATTTAATTTCTTCTACAATCTGAGAATTATTTAATAAACTAATAGAAAGTCTATCGAATAACGAATATACACCGAGACGAGGATCTAAATTAGCGGTATTAGATGTAATAACTGCACCAGCTGCAGTCTTACAAGTTAATTTACCATTAAGGCGAATTGATGAACCCTGAACAACGGCTGTCGCATTCTGTGCGAAAGTAAAGTTAATTAATGGAACACCGGAGAAACGAACAATTCCATTTGATGGTTGATTGCTCGGGAGTAAATTAAAATTTTCTGTAGGCATTTTATATTATTTATATTAAATAATATAATTTTTTTAAAGATTATTATTTTATTAAAAAACTTTTTAAAAAAAAGTTTAGACAAAAACATTTTTGATAAAACTTTTTCCTAAAAAGTTTATTTAAAAGATTACATTTACTCCCGAATTCGTGATTTCGAATCTACGAACGTGTGTTACCCAACAATTGAGGAGCTTCGATTTTGCTCGTGCATTATCTACTTCGAGATTAATCTGTGCATCTTTTCCTCTCGTATCGTAAATTTGACCTTCTAAAGCAAAAGCTCTAGATATAACGGCATTGTGCTTAATATGTTCAAAACTATTCGAAGGAATACCCGCCATAATAACCCCCTTTTCTAATTCGCATAAATATGTCCCGTCATATATTTCGCTTGTTTGGTCTGCGGTTTTTACTGTAGAAACTACTCTATCAGGCTGCATTCTGTTTTCATACATAAATTGATAATTATTAATATCCCAATATCCACTAATACCGTTACGGAATCCTTCAAACTGTTTAATATTTACATCTATTGAAGCGGTTTGGTCTACAACTGGGACAATATTAATTGCTTTCGCCATAGAATTATTAAGATTAAAATGAACGGTGGCATTTAAATCACTCGCAAGAACTGAATGACGATAATTCTGACTACATATACAATTGTAAGCAACTTTTCCATTTTCCTTAAGAGCCGACATCATCGCATTCTGATAAGCTGGAGTCGTTAAAATTTCTTCAACAATCATCTCAACACCTGACACTTTATAAGTTGGTTTCTGAGTGTTCTCATCGTAAGAAGAGGATTTAATGGTCGCACCACTGGCGATGTCCGGTCCACCATTAAGCATATTTGAGATGTTCAGTAAAATAAAATTCTCACCACCCACCCCTTCGAGTTCAATACTCGTAATAGTCGATGAGGTAGCGATGCCTTCAAGTTTAATCTTTTCACCTACGCAAAAAGGAACTCTATCAATATCAGCCATCATCGAATTATGCCACGATAAATATAACTTCGTCGCAGTACCTACCGCATTAGTGAATCCTGTATATTTGGCTTCAGCATTTACATGAGAAAGTCTAGGACAATAATCTGTTTCTATAGCATTCTTCATAAGTTTCATGACTCTTTCAGGCGGTGAGAGGATAAATTCGAATTTTAAACCGCCCATAAGACGATTGGGAAAAATGGTCTTGGATTTCATAATACCGGTTTTAAGTTTTAGACAAATTCTAACTTTATTATAAGAGACATTTCCTGTCGCATCTTTTCTAAAATAAGGATTAAACTGAGAATTTGTAAAACGTGTATATTTTCCACCTGCCCATGATTTCTGTTGAGGATTATGTGCGACTACGCCCTCAGTTAAACCATCTTTATTAATACGTGTGTCTGTTTCAGAATATAGAGTGTCTACATTCGCCCAAGTGTAATAATTAGGATATTCTTCTAATAAAACACCGGCACGATTAAAACATTTAACATCTTCTAGTAAAACCGATGCACCGATTAGAGGATCTATCTGACATAAATAATTATGCGTCGCTGAATTTAAATCGACTTCTACGTCGAACTTTAAAAATGACTGCTGAGGGTCGAAAAACTGGACGCTGTCGTCAATCTCAACAACGATTTTTTGACCCGGTCTGTATTCAAGACCATTCTGAGATACGAACGCTACGCTGTTTTGTCCTACTTTTATTTTTGGTTGACTAGTAAATAAATTACTCATTATATTATTTATATTAAATAATATAATTTTTTTAAAGATTATTATTTTATTAAACAAACTTTTTAAGAAAAAGTTTAGACAAAAACATTTTTGATAAAACTTTTTCCTAAAAAGTTTAAAAACTACCTGATGAGGCTATCATTTGTCCGACTGGATGGGATACGTTACTAACAATTCCTAATGATGATAATGAAGGATGAACAACTGCCATCTGAGGAGGAGGAGCTGTCGCGTTGTCCTGCTGTGTCTTTTTTTGGTCGATTTGAGCTTGAAGTTTTTTATTTTCAGATTTTTCGCCAAAAAATGAAAAAGCACCTCCTGCGAGGTCAAGGAGACCACCAACAATTTCACCACCCGGGACAACTGAGGTTACATCTCCGGCTAAGTCGAGAATATTCCCCACTCGTTCCTCGGTATTGTCACCTAAAGCTCCCCATCCTTTACCCTGAACTAATCCTGTTATATCTTTTGAACCAAGTTCAAGACCCGAGGCAATGGAAAGACCGGCACCCGCTGCACCTAGAATTTTCCCTGCTTTTCCTGCTTGGCTTAATACTTCGCCCCCTTCTTTTCCAAGGTCTGAGGCATCTTTTCCTAGATTTGACGCTAAATTTTCGCCTTCCTCTCCGGCTTTTGCTCCTGCTGCTGCTGGTTTATTTACGGCAACGGGCGGTTTATTACCGAATACCTGTTTTACACCTTGAACAACTGACGACTGAGCTTGTTCAGCATCTTTTCCGATTCCGATATCTGCCGGACTTAGAGCCGGTTCACTTGCCCCCGATATTTTAAAAGATGATGGAACACTTCCAATCTTAGAGGCGGCCGTATTTGCGAGAGTATTTGTAGCGTCTAACCCATTTCGGGCAAGATTCGCCGTATTTTTGATTAGATTATAAGTCGCTTTTCCTCCCATGACGGTTGCGATATCATCTTCATTAATAGGAATACCATCCATTATTTCAGTTTTTCCAATTTCTCCGGCTTCTTTACTTTTTAAATCCGTTATATCATCAGTCAGTTTTTTCTGAGATTTATCGAATGTATCTAAAGCTCTAATATTTCCGGCTTCAACATCCATGTTTTCAGATGCGATTCCTGATAAAAGTTCATTTTGATTACTTACTAAATTAGAATATGACATTGTATTTATTTTTTAATATATTTTTTATTTAAGATTTTTTATTTTAATTTTAAAAAACTTTTTTGATTAAACTTTTTCTTAAAAAGTTTTTTATAATATTTGTTTTTTAAATGTTGCGAAAATTTCTATAGGATTAGATCTTAATTTTATATTCATAAAATTATAACGTTTTCGTTCGGTTGCTTCATTATAATATTTATAAAAATCATCTTTTCCATTTTCAAAATTATCGCCTATTTCTTCAGCCATTTCATCGAGCATACGTTTATTTGGTATAGGAAAACCTATCAATAAATCGGTTAAATTAGTTCTACTGATTTTAGGAATACTTTTCCAGTGTTGAACTGATAAAATAACATCTGCGTTATAATGTCTTGATTTCGTGACGAATGAAGTAAAAACACTATTTTTTTTCATTGATGCGTCATTCACGGCATCATCTACAATTACGCATATATGTTTCATCTCGCTTTTTTCAAATTGTTTTTGTCTATTAATAATTTCTTGGAGTTTTTCATCTGTATATACTGTATCGCATTCATAACGTTTTCTAAGGAATCGAGAACTTGAATCTTGTTCAATAGTAGGACTAAATATAAAAACACCTCCCGGATACATATCTTGTCCGAGTGCGTCTTCGTGTAAAAGAAGCCAACTGATTAAGCAACTTTTCCCTGTTTGTCTTGGGCTGACTACACCTAAAACGAAAGGTGATTGAGGTAAAAATTGATGAACTTTTTTATATTGCTTTTCGTTTTCATCGGGTTTAACTGGTGTAACTTCTAGACCTTTTATTTTATTATTTTCCATTTATATTAAAGATATATATTATTTTTTAAAAGAATTAATTTTTTTAAAAGAAGTTAGAATATAAATCTTCTTCTTTCCATTGTCTATTAACCATATTATTTATTGTTTGATTATTTTTTATTGTTTCTTTTTCTTGTTTTTCTTTTTCTTCTTTATCTTTTAGTTCTTTAATTTGTTTTTCTTTCTTTTCTTTCTTTTCTTTTTTATATTTTTGAATACTTCTACTAGTTATATTCTCAATAAAATCTTCTAATTCTTCGGTTTCAAATTCTACTTTTTTCTTTTTAGGTTTTTCAGGGCTTTTTACTCTTTCAGGTGTTTCAACTCTTTCAGGAGTTTCAACTCTTTTTTCTTCTGCTAATAGTTTCTTCTTTTCTCTCATTCGTTTTAAATGTTCTAATTGTTTTTTGCGTTTTTCTTCCTTTTTATTGATGATAGGCTTTATATTTTTTTCTTCGTCATCTTTTTCTTCTTCTTTTTCTTCTTCGGGGTTTTCTTCAGTCTCAATTACGGGCTGAACTTCTAAACCTTTTACTTCTTTATTATTTGAAAAAATATCATCTGAATTTATATTTGGTTTTACTAGGATTTCTTTATTAGATTCATCTTCGGAATCTTCTTCTTCTTCAGATGTTATCATTTCTTGAGTTGCCTGAATAATTTGAGGCATTAATTCATCGGTGTTGTCTTCATCATCCATTTTATATTATAAACATATATTTTAATTTTATAATATAAATAATTTATATTTTTTTAAAAATTGTAATTACTCTAAATCTATGATTAGTTGATTTTACCATCCCAATGCGTCCTATAATATCAAATTGGGTTTTTTTATATTGAGGCAATACTTGGTCTAACCAAATTAATATACCTTCTTTTTTTAATATTTTATAACATTGATTAAATACAACATTTCTTTTAACCATACAACAACCGTAATGGTCGCAATCTTCTATAGAATATGGAGGGTCAGCATAAATTCGCTCATATAAATTATGCGGTAATATATCACCCATTTCTTCAGCCTCAAACCCAGTATTATAATCCACTTTATCGTGTTCGTCATCAATTGAACCACTGAATAAATGTAATGTTTTATCTTTTATTGGCGGAAACATCGCATATATACGTTTCAAATATCCATGAGGATAAGCTCCATATAAATTACTTTTAGTTGTATAATTATTACCCATAACCCATATTCCTTCAATTACATTATTATTAAGCATTAATTTTGAATAGTTAGGAAAACTATTATGATAATTATCAATTATTTTTTGTAAATCCATTATATAAATATTAATTATATTTTAATTTTATAATATAAATAATTAATCAATAAATAGACTTAGAATCAAATCTTCAGGAATTCTATATCTATCTAATTTATTTGTACCTTTATTATTGTAATTAATTTTATCTTTTCTTCTTTTATCATATCCACCATCGCATACTTTTTTATGTTGTCTTTTTTCTTTTATATTTGGATAAGCTTTATATTTTTCTTTTAATTCAACACTAGAACAATTAATTATTTTTCCTTTATCATTTACACATTTAGAACAACCGTCAATTCTTACTTTATGAAGTTTTTGTTTTTTCTCTGTTTGTATCATATTACCACAAATACCGCTTTTATCACACATTAAATTATTAAAATCTTTTTTATTAGTCCATATTCTCGTCCTTTTTTGATACCCCCAGTCTGAATACATACAATAATCAACATCATAATATAAAATATCCTTCATAATTTTTCTATTCTTTAATTTTCCAGTTTGCGGATTTTCTATAAACCATAAATCAGGGTTGAAGTAATCTATAATTTCTAAACTTTTTAATACTAATTTATCAGCTTCATTCATATTTTTTTCCATTATTTCTTTTGTATAAATAATGCCGTCTTTCTTCTTTCTACCCAACCAGCAAGATTGAAGATTAGAATAATCAGTACAAGGAGGGGAAGCCCAAATAATATCAAAATGATTTTTAGGGAATTTTTTATAATCAAAATCCATTATGTCACCTTTAAAATCTGCTTCTAAAATTAAATCTACTGAATAACTATTCCAGCCCAATTTATCACATACTTTACCAACTGAGCGAGTTCCTGAAAATAATTCTAATACATTCATATTATAAATATTAATTATATTTTAATTTTAAAGAATGTTTTTAAAAAGTTTTTTATTCAGGGGTCATTATATGAAAACTTGCGGAAGTTGATGGTGCTAGTTCTCGTGCGAATTTTTCACCTTTAGTAACAATAGAAACATTAATTGAATTTAAATATAAATCTTCAGAATTATTTAAATCTAAATACATTCTTTCGGGTTGATATGTTCTAATTCCTAATGATTGATTGACTCCTGAATTTTCAATGTCTGTTAGTATTGGACTAATAATTTTACTAATCGAGGCAGTCGCTCCGTTCATCGTATAAGCATTTCCTAAATCTATTCTAATATATAAAATATCATTATTTGTCATTGCGATATTAACTCCTCCTTTAATTTGAACAACTTGTAACATTCCCACTGTTTCCTCGCTTCCTTTCTTAAATCTCGGATTTATTCCTAAAGCCCCGTCTAAATTAGCATTACAATGATAAAATAGATGTTTAGTATTGTATGGAATTAGAACTGTCCCTTCCGGTTCAAATGTATATTCTTTAGCTGCATCTGTAGGAATATAATTATATTTAAATCCTCCATCTCCTCCGTTCAATGTTGAAGTGAAGATATAACTCCAAAAAAATTTTTTTGTCTTCATATCGTCAATTCCTATTTCTTGTCCTAGTGTTTGAACGATTGAAGCGTCTCTATCGCATTCAAAAGTTAGCCACGATGCGAATTTTTCATAATTAATTCTTAGATAGTCATCCCTTGTTGTAAATACTGTTGGAACACCTGTAGCTACACCTCCGAAACTCCAATAATTCGAACATATCCATAAAATATTACACTCTGATAAGTCTGTAATTCCTCCGACGTTGATAGTCGGATATATTGGTTTATTAGTATCTGATAATAAATTAAATTTTTCATTTTTAGTTAAAACCGTTGTAGTTCCTTTAATCGATATTTTAGGCACTAACTGATATGTATTATTACATATTGGCTTTAATTTAAGATTGAATGTATTATCAACTTTTCCGCTGTTTATAGTTATAGTTAGATCATTGTTATCGATAGTGAATTTTACATAACTATCAGCATCTACTGACAATGCAGCACCATAATTAAATTCAACCATTCTATATTGACTTATTGAAAATCCTGAATCATCTTCTACGCATTGTAAAGTATAGATTTTAAAATTTCCTGATTCTGAAGATACGCAATAATCATAATAATCAAGACCTGAAGGGCAATCATTGATAACGGCATCATTTGAATAATATTCATTAAAAGCGAATGATTGATAATTTTCGCCATCTGTTACACGTGATAAACCGCAAATAACATCACTATCTATAACGTCAAAACGACATGAACCTTTATGATTATTTACAAATCTATCAAATTCTCCGCAATTCCAGCCTGCACCTCCTCCAGTCACGCCACCTGTTGAAACATAAGTAATACTATTATTATTAGGATATTTTTTTAAGAATGAATCATCGGGCGGATTTTCCGATGCTATAGCTCCAGCTTCTTTAGTTTGCCAACTAAAACTTATATTTTCAAATTCATTAGAAGATGTATAATTAGCAGTAACTGTCCATGTTCCCGTTCTATAAAAATCTCCTCCATAAATAGCATTTGGATTATTTAAATTATGCTGTAAATTTTCGACTAATTGATTAATGGAATATTCGCCACGTTCAACAATTACAAACTGAGGATAATTTACAAAATTATTTATTTCTCTTGAATTAATACGAGTTTCAGCATCTAATAATAAGGGAGAACGTTGACCATCTACACTATCAGGCATATCTTTCATTTCAAATACTTTTACTGATGGCATTTCTACACCGTGATAAAATGCCAATACTTTATTTTCTTCAAATTTAAAGAATGCATTTCTATTAATAG